ATTGGATCTGCTGCAAGAGGTCCGCCAGCGATAACACATTGATATGCTTATCCCCGTGGTGTCTCGACACAATGACCAGCACCCCGCGCTGGATCGTGGCGAACGGCAGATCACAGCAGGAGCACTTGAGCACGATTGTCTCAGTCGGCATCATGCCTTCAGCCTGGGCGCGAATGCTCGCACGCAGTTGGGGTGCCCGATCGGATTGGCGCGTGCCTCTTCGAGTGTCCATACCTGCCCATTGGCTGCCGCGCAGATCTCGTCATTGGTGCCGTCGAGCACCTCCACACCGCTTACCTGTCCACTCTCTTCATAGCGCAGGATGGCCCCATGGTTGTAGCCGTTGGCTGCCTCAGTGCGACTTATGACCATTGCCCTGCTCGCACTGGCAATCTCACCCAGCTTAGCGATCTCGTCTGCCAGGCGTGCGGGGCCCCACCCTTCCTCGGCACCCTGCCCGGTCAGGCGCCGGATATCGTCGCGGGTGGTGTCTGCCACGCTGCGGACCTTGGTAGCAAGCATCTTGAGTGTTTGCTGTACCTCGCGGCTCTCTAAATCAAAGGCAGCGTCAATGCCGAGCACAGCGTTCGCATCCTGATGCGCCAGCCTGAGCAACTGGATATGGAACGGCCGCGTGAGTGCCACAATCTGGTCGCCATTGCGATCAATCGGCACCGCTGTCCCCTCCTGCTGCCGCCCAGTCCGCGAACTGCCCGTCAAGGTACTCTTTGACAACCTTCTCATACCGCTTGATAAGCGGCTCGGTGCTCTGCGCTTTCATCTCCTTGACGGCCATCGTGTACAGCGCCTTGGCTGCCTGGTCCGTGAGCAGCTTCGGCGGGATAGGCTGCACATCAATCACGGGCTGGCCTGGTAGCATCGGCGCCGGTGCAGTCTTGAACACGTCACCATGCGGGTCGTCACTCGGCAGATCCTTGACATTGCCATAGCCGATATAGGCGCGGGCCTCGTTCTTGGTGAGCAGCGTCTTGTCATAGCCATTGATCGCGCGTCCCCACTTCTCAGTCTCAGCCTCTTGCAGCGCAGCCACCTTGTTCAGGTTATAGCGCACCGTGACACCGCCACCGAAGTCGGCGACAAGTCCCTGGGTCAGCTCGACACCATCCGACTTCCACATGGGCACATAGGTGCCGCGCGTCATCTGGCGGATCGCTTCCTCGTAGTTGCTATAGGTCATGTGCTCAATGCCGGTGTAGAGCCCTGCCAGGATCGCCGGCACCCGGAACGCACCCGAGATACGCGCTTCTGGGATACGGCGCAAGGCCTCAATCGCCAGCTCTTCCAGGTTGAGCGCCATGCGTGCAATCGTAGCGCCGCCCTCAACGACACCTACACCGCCACGATTGCTACCGCCATGCCGCATGGCAAACTGCGCGACGAGGCGGTTGTAGCTCGTCTCATTGAGCGGGCTACTTTCCTTCGGGATGGTGATAAGGGTGCGAACGACGGCATCATTCATCAGGACCGCGTAGATATAGCGCGTCATCTCTGAGTCGCTGTCAACCTCACGCGCCACGGCCTGTAAGGGTGGCAACGCCAGCCACGGCTGCCCCAGGTCGATCGAGGGCCACTTGAGATGAATGACCTCACTGGCGGGGATGCGGATGCGGTCATAGGCTGCGGTGGACACGCCGTCCGGCATGTACTCATACTCGCTGATCCATGCGGTGCGGCTGGGGACGGGACGCATCAGGCCGATGTGGTAGGGCCAGAGCTGGATCACCTGTCCCTGGCTGTTGCGAACCTTATGCAGGTAGCACTGGCCGCCCACGGCCTTGTAGATAGCGATATAGATCTGCAACTCAGCATGACTCATCAGCGGATTGGGCGCATTGAGCAGCGCCATGAGCGCATGGTCCGGCTGCGGCTCGTCGTTGGCATCAATCACTTCGGGCGGCGGCTCGTTGTAGCCAAAGGCCAGCGTCGAGATGCACTGAAACACCGCCGCGTTAGTGCGGTAGGCTTCGCGGTCCAGGTTGTCAAAGCTGATGTCAGACCACGAGCGGCGTGCATAGCCGTCAGGGATCGGCAGCAGTGGCACATCCGGCATACGTGCCTTCTCGTCAGTCACCAACGAGGTGCGCGTGCGGGTCGTGCGGAACACGTCATACCAGGCCATTAGACACTCCTGAGCATGGCGGGCAGCACGCGCCCGGTCATCCTAGCCACCGAACTTGAACATCATCCGATCCGACCATGAGCTCGGTCAGCGCCCAGACCAGCGCATCCAGGCGATTGGGGCTGTCGTCCCCTTGCACCCACGAGCAGAGCTCGTCTTCAAGGCGCGGGAAGGCGCCGACATGATGTACCTTGCGCTGCTGATAGAGCATACTGATCGGCTCGGCGCGGGTGTGCTTGCCCCGGCTGGCGTGAATACGCTTGACGGGCGGGGCGTGCGGCACGGTCTTGATCGTGACACTCACCATCTCGCCGCCGTTGTTGTCTTCCGCGATCAGCGCATCTGCCTTGAACTTGTGATAGGCCGTCACTGCGGCCGCCGCCCACTTCTCAGGACTGGCCTGTACGCTGTCGTCACTGAGCACAAAACCGTGCGTTTCGCTCTCTCCAGTGCACGAGCACGGTCCGATACCGGCCGTGATAACGCCCGCCTCGTCACCGCCGGCTGTGGCGCTGGGATCAAGTCCCGTGACAATGCGGATCAGCTCGGGCGCTCGCGTCAGGCGTTGCGCTTCCAGCCATGCGCGCTTCCACAGCGCCCCCTCGGTATCCTCGATGTCTTCAGCGTGGAGTTCCTGCCGGCCCTGCTGCGTACCTTCGTAGGGCTTCACGATGATGTCGATATAGGCGGGCGAGAGATTGTCAAGGTTCTCATACGTGCTACCGGTCGTGAGGTGCGTGGTAGCGCGTGCCTTGATCTCTTTCAGGAACGGCAGCGGGCGGGGCGTGGTGGTAACAACCGTCTGCGGTCGTTCCCCCTTCCGCATCGTGAACATCAGGTTATCCCAGGTGAGTTTGAGATAGCGCCACTTGGCGATCTCGTCACACCAGGCCGCATAGTTGTTGGGGCCGCGTAAGCTCTCGGGATCGTCGGCACTGTAGACCTTGCCACGGCAGCCGTTGGGAAAATAGAGTTCGCCCAGGCTGCGATTAAAGCGCACGTCAGGATGCAGCGCCTTGATACCGCTCTCGCCTTCAATGCAGGTATCGCGGGCCTCGCCAAACGACTCAGCCACGATAGCGACATGCGGGACATGCCTGGCCCGCTCGTACAGCCACTCGGCGCCCGTGCGGGTCTTGCCCCACCCGCGCCCGGCCTGGATGTACCACACAAGCCACTCATCCGTAGGCGATACCTGATTAGGACGTGGCGTCCACGACGGTTGATTGGCATCTGCCGCACGCCGCCGCCGCTTCTCGCGGAGCAGGATCAGGTCTTCGTTGCTCAATGGACGAGCATACGTCACAACAGCCCCCGCTTTGCCATCTCAGCATCGATCTCGTCTTCGGTCATCCTGGCAGCCCGCTCAATCGTGATACTGCCGCTATGCCGCTGGTCTACGACCGTGCGGCCGTACTCGGCAGGATACAGACGTTCGAGCTTCCATGCGGCAGCCTGCCAGGTACCGTCAGATGCTTCCTTTTCGATCTTCGCTAGCCATCCTACGGCGGCCCGTCCCTCAGCCTCTTTTATAGCTTCCGCAAAATCCGCATACTTTTCTACCCATCGCGCAAAGCTATCCGTGCTGACACCGGCGTACTGGCAGGCGAGGCGCTGGGTCGCGCCGACCTTCAAGGCATCGGTAATCATCTTGACGCGTTCAGGCGTGTATTTCGTGGGCCTGCCGGCCATCAGGCGGATATTCCTCTCTTGACATTGTATAGCAATATGATATACTTAGACCTAGTAGGAAAGGATAGCAACCCATGAGCGCATTCGTTTGTTCGGACTACCACATCAGCGTACTGGCGGTGTACGCAACGTCGAGGCGATCGGACTACGTGTATCACAAAGACGAGCGCGTAGACCTGAATGATGCCGAGGAGATCGCGGGCATTCTGCACGCTCAGAACGTGCGGAGCGTCAACGCGCTGTACCGAGAAGAGGAGCAAGCGGGCTTTATCTTCGATCGTGATGCGCTGCGATATGTCACGATTTATTCGTCGGCAGATGTCATCAAGTCGGCACAGTGCTATACCTACCAGGCGTGCGAAACGGACGACTATCAGGATACGTTGGCGCACCGTATTATCGAGTTCATTATCAGCAAGGCAATCCGGCGCTTGCCAGGATATGAGGATGCTGAGTGGGGGTTTACGCATCCAGGCGAGCGACTGGCGGCAAAGCGTGCTGAGCTTCGTGCTCCGCGAGGGCGCTAAGATGCCGACGAAGCAACTCAACGTGAGGCTGCCAGGCAGCAGCCTCGCACTGCTCAACAG